GCTCTCTTGCTGTCCGGTATTCATCGATTAGGGTTGTGATTAGGTATACCGTTAGGGTTCCTAAAGAAGACCCAAAAAAGATAGCCCAAAATGTATTATTTACGATTTCCAATATAGTTCTCCTTAAGATATATAATTAATTATATACTATATGACCCCTTCGGGGTCTTTTATATATTATATTAATATCAATTATACACATAGGTACAACCCATGTAGGTAGGCAATCCTAAGTAGCCTACCAATGCTCCCAATCCATAATGATATACTTAATCTAATGACAATAAAACTAGAAGAATATACACTACCAGAACATATATCCTATAGTGCTTTCAGCACTTATCTAACTTGTGGATATCAGTACTACTTAGGTAGATTACTGCAGAAGCAAGAGGAGCCATCTGTGTGGTCTGTGGGAGGTTCAGCATTTCACCTAGCGTGTGAACTATACGATAGGGAAACTATATGAGCCAAACACTTTGGGACACGGCTTGGGCTAAAGAATCTGAAGGCATAGATTTAACCAATGCTAGAGTTGGTGGTAGGGCTACTAAGGTAAACCCTAACAAAGAAGATATAAATTATTGGCAGGCACAAGGACCTGTGTGGGTTGAGCAATATATTGCTTGGCGTAAACAGAATCCTAATTGGAAGATTTGGATTGCCCCAGATGGCAGACCAGCAATAGAATTGGAACTAATGCCAGTAGTGGCTGATGTTCCAGTCAAGATGGTTATAGACCGAATCTTTGAAGTTGATGGACAATTAGTAATAGTTGACCTTAAGACTTCAAAGAATACTCCAACTAGTACTTTACAACTAGGTTTTTATAAACTTGGTTTAGAGGTTACCTTTGGCACTGATGCTTTAGGTGGCGAAATTAATTGGGGAAATTATTACATGTCTCGCGGTAGCAATACTGTAGAGATGGTAGATTTATCAGGATACACATATGAAAAAATGGAGTTCTTGGTAAAAGGGTTTGACACAGCCCGCAAAGCAGGAATATTCTTGCCCAACACAAACGCTTGTCAATACATGTGCGGATTAACCGCTCATTGTCAATTCTCTATGAAAAAGGAAGAATAAATGGCAGAAGACTGGAAGTTACAAGTATCATACAAAACTGGAACTGGCGATTTAATTAACGTCAGAGCAGGTACGGCAGACGAACTTAGTGTACTGCTTGAGGGCATTGGCGACTTTGCTACTCAAATTGCAGCAGTACAAAAGTTGGTGGTGGGAGCAGGTGTTACCGCCCCTTTATCAACTCCAAGTTCCACTCCAAGCACCGTGCCTCCACGCTCCTCGATACCGCCCCTGGCAGCGCCAGCATCAGGTGGCTCGGGTCCAGTATGTCAACACGGGGACCGCAAGTACAAGTCGGGAATATCCAGCAAGACGGGTCAACCGTACGCGATGTGGGTCTGTCCAATGCCTCAGGGCGTGGACCAATGCAAGCCAGTAAATTAGTCGACGAAGAATTTCCGTTCTAGCAAATAGGTAGGGGCTGATAGATGCGTACATTAGTTAGGTCTGTTGGGCGTGCTTCTATTGGAGGGGAACCTCTACCTAGTTGCTTTAAATCATTTGAGTCGTCTAAAATTGTTATGAGACGTTCAGAAGTTTCTATGTTTGCTGGTGCTCCCGGGGTAGGTAAATCAACACTTGCTCTAGCACTAGCATTAAAAACTAATGTTCCAACTCTTTACATATCTGCTGACACCAATGCTCATACTATGGCTATGCGTTTAGCATCAATGATATCAGGTAAGAATCAAACAGATGTTGAACAAAAACTTAATACTGATGTTGGGTGGACTAAAGCAATCCTACAAAAAGGTAGTCATATAGTTTGGTCATTTGAATCATCACCAACCCTACAAGATATTGATGAAGAAGTACAAGCCTTTGAAGAACTTTGGGGATGTGCTCCAACCCTTATCGTAGTAGATAATTTAATGGATGTAGCCACCGATGGTGGTGAAGAGTTTGCCTCTATGAGGGCAATCATGAAGGAGTTGAAGTATCTTGCAAGAGCCACTAACGCTGCGATTGTTGTACTACATCACACTTCTGAAGCAGTTCCTGGGAATCCTTGCCAACCGAGAAGCGCTATCCAAGGTAAGGTGTCTCAACTGCCTGCGCTTATATGTACACTCGGTACGGTTGGCACATCGTTGGGCGTGGCATCAGTCAAGAATCGCTATGGAAGAGCGGATGCGGGGGGGACTCTTATGACTTGGTTAGCATTTAATCCCGAATACATGTATGTAGAAGACATACCAGAAAATTCATGACAACTAGGAAATCACACAAGGCTAGAGGAGCAACATTTGAAACCGACTTACGAGATTATTTTAGACGAATTGGACTTGATAGTGAGAGACTTGCAAGAAGAGGTTCTAAAGATGAAGGAGATGTTGTCGTCCGTTCGGACTTCCTCGGTTACATCGGAATCATTGAAGCCAAGGCTCCAGGTCAATCAGGTCGCATTGACCTCTCTGGTTGGACTAAAGAGGCTCAAGTTGAAGCAACACATTATTCGGAAGCAAGAGGCATTAAAAGAACATCCGTCTTATCTGCGGTTGTTATCAAAGCGCGAGGGAAATCAATAGCAGATTCTTATTTAGTATTAAGGTTAGGCGATGTATTTGACGGATGATTTGCCAGATATAGTCTTAGTGTTAAAGCACTACGGTGCCAACCCACCAAGGACTAGTGGACAGGTTAATCTTAAGTGTCCGTTCCATGATGACACTCATAGTTCGGCAAGTTTTAATACAAGAGAAAATATATTTAATTGTTTCGCTTGTGGAATGAATGGTAATAGTTTACAAATTATAGCAAAGCAGGAAAGGGTGGACATACGTGAAGCAAAGTCTTTCGCAGAAGGAATTACTGGGCAGAGCGGCAGCCAAGTACGCAGCAAACATTTATCAGGCAGAAGATTACCTAGCAAGCAGGGGAATAACAAGGGAAGCAGCACGTCTGGCTCGGTTCGGCGTAGTAGAGGAGCCTGAGATTGGACACGAAGCATTCCAAGGAAGATTATCGATACCGTATATTACCAAGACTGGTGTTGTCGATTTGCGTTTTCGTTCTCTTAATCCTGCTGTTGAGCCTAAGTACATGGGCATGACAGGTGTTGAAACTAAAATGTACAATGTCTTAGATATAGATAGAGCAGGCGACTGGATTGGAGTATGCGAAGGTGAATTGGACACTATCACTTTATCTGTTTGTGTTGGGATTCCTTGCGTTGGTGTTCCTGGTGCAAACTCTTGGAAAAAACATTACACAAGATTACTTGCAGACTTTGAAAGAGTATTTGTATTTGCAGATGGAGACCAACCAGGAAAAGAATTTGCTGCTAGTCTTGCCCGTGAGTTGCCAGTCACAATCGTGCAACTGCCAGACGGCGAAGATGTCAACTCAGCCTATGTCAAGTACGGCTCCCAGTATATTCGAGAAAGAGCAGGACTAGATGATAGGTAAAGATATACCGCCATGTAAAATATGTGGTCAACATTTTGATAATATATTTGAAGCGGTTGACCATTTAATAGATGATGAGAATCAACCAGAGTTTGACCCTAAACTTATTCTTCCTGGTGGATACCAATTAATGATTGGTTCTTTACTAAGAAATATATATCAACATGCTCGCAATAATAAACAAGTTAAAGATATAGTAGAGCATACTTACGCTACTCTTTATGCTGCTGAAAACAATCCAAGAAAGATGAAAAAATTTATAGAGGATTTGATTATCACCACCGAAATGGGCGTTCTTGAGCATGAAATCAGCGATTTTCTAAGCGAAAACGACGAAAAAAGGGGAGAAAATGACAGATAATACAACGTTTGAGCACAATGTTGCAAAAACATTTCAAGAACTTGTGGATTTACTTTTATCCAAACATAAAGATTACGGACCAAAGAATATATCAGATGCACCTGGTGGTGCTATCAATGGATTAAGGGTTCGTATGCATGACAAGTTGGCTCGGATAAATAACTTGTATGAATATATGGAAGATACTGGAGGCTTTCAGCCTCAACACGAATCCATTGAAGACTCCTTCAAGGATATGGCTAACTATGCAATCATTGGATTGCTAGTACTAAGAGGAGAGTGGGATAATAAATGATTGAGATACTACTTGCATTTCAACTACAACTAACAGCCCTGCTGGCTTTGATAGCAGCATTACTAAGATAGGAATAATATGAAAATATTTGGACCATATAAAGGTAGTAAACAGAATGGTGGTAGACCAATCTTTGTTATTAAACGTAAGAAAAAAGATGGCACTACTGAAACTACTTCTACTAATAAAGCCCGTCTTGATTACAAGAAGGCTACTGGTAAGAAGTTAACACGCAACCAAGAAGTAGACCATAAAGATAATAAAGGTCGTAAAGGTAGCGATAAGATATCTAACCTAAGAGTTCTATCTAAAAAGAAAAATGTAGGCTTAGAGAATAAGAGACGAGCCAAAAA